GGTGGAAATGGTCCAGCTTAGATAGATAAATATTCTCATGTAATAGTAAATGGCGTACCAACTCCAACCCGGTATGAATTTGGTTGAAACTCCCACTCGACCCCCCGTATGCGCGACTGAGGAGGTATTCGTTTATCCCCAGCCCAGCACTCTTAATTACAGTTCGGGTCGCCCTAACACAATGTTGTATGGGACATCTCCTTATATGGCTGGTAAGGGTTCGCCAGCTCAGTATATCGAGACAAGCGATCAACTGCGACCCCAATCCACCAGTCAGTTTAACAAGATCCTGGCTAAAACATACGAACAAAACCTATTCCCTCTTCAAGATATGAAGTGTAAGCTTCCACTTCGTGCGATGTCATACGAACCTGAGAGCACGCGCGCGGATACACAAAATCATATGTTTATGAAGAGATATCCCACTCAATAAAAATATTTATAACAAATAAGAATGGCAGACCCTATCTCAATTATAGCTATTGCCGGATTAGCCTACATGGGTAAAAAATTAAGCGACCCTAAACCAGAAATGTACCAACCTGAATCTAAACCTTCAGAACGTCCTATTCTAATTCAGGAAGAGGTGCCCGATATAGCCGCACCGGGACCAATTGGTCTCGACAATCTCCCACCACAGAAGATCGAACGGGAAAACTTCGGTGATATCGCGCCACAGACACGCACTTCTGGTACTGAAGTACTTGATATGCGTAACCGTATGTTTGATAATGGTCGCATGAATAACATGTCTCCTATCGAAAAGCAGCTCATAGGTCCTGGTATCGCCGTCGGTCCCGAAGTACCTGCCGCTGGTGGTTTTCAGCAGCTCGTGCGTGTCAACCCCGAGAATGTAGGCGCCCACCGTCTTACGACTTTACCCGGTCGGAGTGGGCCAGCACACGACGTATTCGGTGGACGTCGTGGGAAGATGGGTGATATCGCTCACAACCGACCAGAAAAGACTGCATTCTTACCTGAACGCAGACCCGTCGCCGGTGGTAGGTCTCAGGGTTTTGATGGTCACGTTGTTCGGGGTGAACATGTAAACGGTAAGCGCTTAACGAATAGGTCGCAGACCGGTTCGCGTGATGACGGTCTCGGGTTTTCGGGTGCTAAAAGTGTCGTAGCTGGTATGAAGATGGCTCAGGATCCTACGCGGAATAAGAAGGATGGTAATGTTGAACAATACAGGTACAATAACCAGATTGCTCCAGGTGTTTCTACATTTTCTCATGGATACCTCGCGTCTCCAGGTGTGCAGATAGGTGAGGCGCGAACGTACGGTACCACACACACGGTTGAAGAATTAAATCGTTATGGCTTCCGCCCCGATGATCGCCGTGGTAAGGCGAATCGTATGGGTAACGCAGGTCGTATGAACGTTCGCGCGGGTGCCCTAAACCAGGGTGGTATGCCAACCGTTGTACGTGCAGACACGACGCGAGTAGATGGTCGTTATGGACCTATGAGTGGTGGTTGGACACAGCAATACAATAACAATAAGTACTACAAATTCAATGCTTACAAGGGTAATTCCAATCCTTATGCGACGAATGAGAGTTTAGGCGTTGCGAAGAGACAGCTTCAGAACAACCCAGTCGCTCAGCACATGATGTAAATAAATAGTCGAGTAACAACACCCATTAAAATATTATCCATATATTTTAATGAGCGTATACACGTTAGATATAGATAGTGGTGAACGCGACCCTACTGTATACCCAAATCCTGGTGATTATGTGATAGAACTTAAAAACCCTATTTACGATGTTAATAAAATTTCCATCGCATCTGCTCGAATTCACGCGAGTCAATTACTGATCAATGATCGTAACAAAACGTTTGATTTTGTCGTTCATACTACACCAGAAACAGTGGTACCTGTTACGTTAGCACCTGGCAATTATAACGGAAAAACGTTAGCGACTGAATTACAAACGAAGGTTAATGATGCACTAGGTGGTGCGTACGTGAATTCTCCTATATCATTTACGTATAACAAGGATAAGAATGAAATATCTATAGAGTCTCTATCATCGGCTGCTGCAGGTAGTGAATTTTCGTTTAAGTTTTATGACGGTACGAATGGGTATACACCCGCCACGGGTGGGTATACAACCCCGCATGATATTATCGGGTTGCCACCCGATAACGCGAGATCAAATACATCAGCTACAGGAGGGGTTTCCGGTCTTTTGATTACGGGTAGTATTAATTTACAGGGACCCGACGCTCTTATCATAAAAATCAGTAGTGGTGCAGAGGAATTAAATAAGACGATCTATTCGGATACACCCTTTTACACTGGTCGTATATTGATGTGCGGTGATGTCATTAATTACTCTGGACAGGATGACGTTGTCGAACATAATTTCGATACTGGTTCACAAAACATAACAAAGTTACGTATACAGTTCTTTTACAGTAGTAATAACAGGTTAATTCCATATGATTTTAGGAATGCCAATCATATTTTAAAGCTAAATGTAACGTGTACGACGGATAAGTTAAAAACCATTCCGAACGTGAAAAAGGATTTTTCGCTTCCCACACCTATGCGCATACCGGAGTTTGAGGATCCGAATAGGTGGAACGCGTTTATCTATATATTTATGATAGTCGTGACAGGTGTATTTTTCTTAATATTCACGAGACCACGAAGATTTAGCGAGTGACAGCGTATGCGGGAGCCACGGGCTTCTTGACACGCTTCGAGAGACGGGAGATCACCATGTACACGATCACGGAGAGGAGGGTGGTGAAAAGCGCCGTGAGGGCGTAGTTCATACCACCGTTCTTCTGAACCTTGACGACCTGGTGGATGGACCACCTGACAAGATCCATCCACGACAGGGCAGCGGCGAAGGAGAACCCAGCAACGACAGAGTTAAGGGATTGTGTTTCGAGCTCACGGGAGATCGCGATGAGTGTATCGGTAGCGACTTCGGCGGACATTTTTATAATATATAGAGATTTTATTCTGGTAACAACTCTTCGATAAATAAGATTTTCTTGTATTTATCAGTACTATACCCCCTGACAACGCCATCCTCCTGATCATCATCTCCATCAGTTTCGTCATCACACTCAAATTCTTTGTATTCAGAATCTGTCCACCCTTCCAAGTCAGGGCATGTTTCCATTACTATCAATTGCATTTTTTATCATTGTTTCTGACGGATTGGTCGGATTCCACCCATCCCATGCGTCATATGCATCGTTTATCTTCAAGAACGTTTCATCTTCACCTGAGTATGGTTCGAATAAACTTTCATCCACTTCCTCGTCAATCTCCATATCACTTTCACTAGAGCTCACATCGTCGTAAATTTCGGGGAAGTATGTCCCAATTTGCTCACCTACTGTGTGCATGGCGCAGTATTTCATACAATATTCCATGTCTTTTGCCATGATTGTGTCGCGACCACACGCCCTGGCGTAATGTCCTGAAAGCACTACCGCACTTTCCAATACAGGTGTAATAATCTCAATCGCCGATTGAGCCATTTGGGAAGACAAGTCGTCCAATTCCATCTTGTATTCTTAGTATATTGTTACTGAGTGCGTAAACTCTAAGTTCTCTTTCATTAAGTATGTTATTGTTCAAAGTCATCCTTACATTTTGGTCTTTGATCATACTGAAATTTTTCTGACCGGTCGGATACCAACGTTCAGGTTCGAGTGCGAAACTATACGAGTAAAACCTTCTGAACAATTGTGTTCTCGAGTGATGAATGCCACTCTGTACGGCACGCATATTTACGACATTCCCTGTGATTTTGTCGAGGATGACTTCGTTATCGAGTGTCATTTCTAAGCTTATAAGATTTTCATAATTCGTATACCGTACATCAGGCTCCCCTGGAGGAGGGTATATTTGATCAGGGTGATCGTAGTCGAATGGATGAAATGATCTAGAGGGTGTACTCTTTCTCGCTATGACGAAATAGAGTTCCTTGACCGGATTTGTAAAACTAAGACGAAAGTTTTCTTCATCACGCCCCTCTGCAGTTGACACTGGAATTTGGAACGTGTTCCGCTGCAATTGTGTGATGATGTAATCTTGCTTAATCGATTGAAGTTTAATTCGTTCAGGTTCGTCCAATTGCACAAGTTCCGTATGTATGGATATATCATCAATTTTAAGAGTAGATTTATCTAACGTCGGATCGATAATGTTCAATTGACCTCCCATCCCACTGTGCTGCTCACAATAATAATATAAGTAGTCTGGAGCATCTATCGGTACGGTGAACGAATATACGTATGGGTTTGCGAATATATCTGTCAGAGTGGGTTGAGTGGTGTACTCAACCCCTCCTATATGTGTTCCATCATTCGTCGTAGAAATTTTGAAAGGGTGAACAGATGCCGTACCCTGATTCATAGAGAAATAGTATGTACTTCCTCGTTTCATTCGAATAGTAGGTCTATCAAATCCATTAATGTGGTACTTGTTCAGTCCATTAACTTGTTGCACTGTGACACTGTACGTTGTTCCGTCTGGGTTATATGCGTCATCGAATGCGAGGTGACCAGTATAAATACAATCTGTAACGTCACTCAGTTTGATTTCAATTTCACATTCTTGTTTTGTCAATGCGCACAAGGGTATGGCTAATTCTGGGTTGTTGTGAAAATAGAATGGTATATCAACAATATACTTCGTGGGGGTCGTCGCATTACCCAGGTATCCGTTTATAGGATTGGCACCGTATTCTACAGCCATACCAGATACATCATCATCCGGATATTTACCGATTAGTTTTGATAACGCTGATTGTTTTGTCTGTGTGATATAATGCTCACTGTAGATCTGCAACCAGTCGCGGGGGATACGTTGTATGAGCTGTCCTCCTATCACTAAATCCACATACTGGATTATGGCGTGTCCAATCGATTCATTATACCCTCTATAGGCACTCACAGCTGGAAGATTGATATGCACACGCACACCTTTCAGCAAGTCGCCCGAACCAGCCGGTATCGTACATTTTAGTGTACCTCCGTATGCGATTTCACCCCTTACATCATGTTTTACATCGTACATCGCAAAATTTGAATGCTTCCTGAATTGTTTTATGAAATGCGTATACTCAGGATTTTCTGTAAAAAAAACATCCTGGGTACCCGTTGTGGCGAGCTGGACCCGACCCGCCATTTCTATTATTAGATGTTAAAATTTTAAACCAGCTAAGCCGCTTTCAATGTGTAATACATTATAACTACGCGCGTACACACCTACATTTATATTACGTGTCTTATCGACTACTGTCGATCCTGATGTAGCAGTCGGTACAGTATCGAGTTCTATATCTAGTTTTTTGTGAATGATTCGGCTCATGTTCAACTGTCCCGTGGGGTAATACACCTCTGGGTTAAGTGCGAACGAATACGTATAGAATTCATACGCGGGATCTGGGCATCCGGTATGATGACGAAGTGCCTGTTGATAGGCAAGGTACTGACCACTGTGATCGAAGACAGTCGCACCGTTACACTGAAAGTCTATATTCTTAATCGTTCGATGATCCGATCGTTTCGTGTTTGTGGATGAACCTATGGTAAATCCTTTCAAAACACTCGAAAATGACTGATCAGATGCTGAGGTGTTAAGTAGACGGTCTTCTGTATTGAAGTTGTTCCCAGTCTCTTCCTTCGC